GTGATAATTCTTCAGCTAGATCTTCAGCTAATCCTTCAAAATACAGCTTCCCTTGTTCAGCTAGACTTGCAAGCATCATCTTCAAGTAGATGATTGTGATCTCTTCTCCACCGGGAAGCTTTCTCATCAACTTCATTTCTTTGGAATTGAAGAAGTCATCTTTTAATTGTAACCAGTAATATCTACGGTTCTCAGTTACCATCCATTAGGCCTCCTTGTTTGCAAATTTTGCATATTCTTTGAGAAAGTATAGCTGGACAGTCCCAAGGCTTCCATGCCTGTTCTTCTCAAGGATGAGTTCTGTCACATTGTCTGGTTCTTCTTGTTCATCACGCTTGTAGTAAGCTTCTCTGTAAAGAAAAGCTACTATATCAGCATCCTGCTCAATTGATCCAGATTCCCTCAAGTCTGACAGTATAGGTCTCTTGTCATTCCGTTGATCAACCCCACGGGATAACTGACTGAGAGCGATGACAGGGACTTTCAATTCTTTGGCTATTATCTTCAATTGTCTTGAAATTTCAGAGACTTCCTGTTGTCTGTTCTCTCTTCCTCTTCCTTCGATTAGTTGAAGATAGTCAATCACAATCAATCCTAAACCGCCATTTTCTTGAGCCAGTCTTTTGGCCTTTGATCTAATTTCTGAAATCCTGATTCCTGCTGTATCATCAATGAAGATCTTCCCTCTTGCTAGTCGTTCCTGTGCTGAAATCATTCTGCGCCATTCGCTCTCAGAGAGATTCCCTGTTCTGACATGATACGATGGAATCAAGCCTTCTGCTGACAGCATACGCTCCACTAAGCTTTCTGCTCCCATCTCAAGCGAGAAGATTGCTACTGCTTTATCTGAACTTTTTGCCACGTTCTGAGCGATGTTTAAGGCAAATGCTGTCTTCCCCATTGCAGGCCTTGCAGCGATAATGATCAAGTTATCTTCGTGAAGGCCTGTTGTGATTTGGTCAAAATCAGTGAAGCCTGTCGAGGTTCCTGTCACATCGCCAACCTTCTGAGAACGTTCATCCAGAATAGACTGTGTTGAATCAATCACATCAATGATGGGCCTAAATCCTTTTTTCTGCTCGTTTGAAATTGTTGACAGATTCTGCTCAGTCTGAGATAGGATCTCATTTAAGTCTTTCTGGCCATCGTAAACATTTGAAATGCTCTGGCTCAGGTCTTCGATGAATTTTCTTGCTCTGGATTTCTCAGCGACTACTTTTGAATAGTGTTCTATATGGGCGCTTGTAGGGACTGCATTGATAAGACTTGCAAGAAATGCCATCCCTCCGACTTGTTCGAATTGTCCGATAGAATCAAGGGCTGATTTGACAGATACGGGATCAATTGGATCTCCTTTATCTGATAGATCCTGCATAATGTTGAAGAGCATCCCATGAGATAGCTTGAAGAAACTATCTTTTGTCAAATATTCGGAAGCAATGTGAATCTTATCAGGATCAAGGAAAATTGAACCTAATACAGCTTGTTCAGCTAGTAGATCATGAGGCAGTACATTCATATTTTCTGCCATTTAATATCTCCTATCTGCGATAACCGAAGCGCATTGCTTCCCGTGCTTCTTGGATGCGTTGCTGTTCTTGAATCATTTTTTTGAGTTCACGTTTTGACTCTTTGCATCGTTCACTGATTGCGCTAATGATAATCATTTGAAGCAAGATCACCATGATCAACAAAACAATAATAATTTCTAGTAACATTTTTAATTCCTCCAATATTCATTCAAGTTGACAGCCATGATTGCTGCCAGGTTCTTTTGTTCTGTTAATATTTGGCGCTTGTAGGGTGCCAATCCCTCATTCCGTTCTTCATCATTTTTAGGAAGGTAATACCCATTGGGTTTTCTCTTCTTTGCAACTATGGGATTCCCAAAATTTACACGCAAGCTTTCAATGATGTTTTCTATCGTTCTCTTGCCACAGTGAAAATTTTTTCTGAGCTGAAATGCTGTAACTGGCATTTCGTTTGTTGCGTATTTTTTGATGTAGTTAAGGATATTTGCTTCTGTGGCTGTCATATCTCTAGATATTGCCATGTACGGCCTCCTTGTGTTATAATTGTTTTAGTAATTTTGTTAAGCGCCTGATTTCTTCGGGTGCTTTTATTTTTGCATTGACCGACAAAACCGCTGAACATCTTCCAGATTGTAAAGGTATTTCCCACCTTTTCCAGATTGCTGGAACTGAAATTTTCCTTGGTCTCTCCATTCCTCAAGTTTTGTTCTTCCCCAGCCAGTGGATGATTGAAGTTCTTTGATGGAGACCCATGTAGTTTGTCTTGATGTTCTTTTCTTAGCTTCATCTAATGCTTTGATATTTAATTGAACCAGCTCTTCAAATAGTTTATCTTTGAACTCTGGACCAAATAATTCCAATACCATCTATCTTTCCTCGAATTTTTCCCATGATTCAGAAATTCGCAATTTCTTATTTATGCGCAATTTCAAATCATCACTGCCTTTTCCATTCTTGAACATCTGTGTGATCATTGCTGGGCTAACCCCGACCACGGTTGCAAGATCAGAACGAGTCCATCCACGTTTGTGGAGTTCTTCTTCTACAAGCTCAATCCATTTACGATGTTGTTGGCTCATGTTTTTTCCTCCTTTATTTTCAATAGAGTTAAAGAGTTAGTAAATTGTTTTAAAAACGCTTGACAATTTTAATGTATAGTATTAAAATGAAAGCATAATTAAAAACCTTGATAAAACGTTATATCTATCAATTTTCTTGCTCGCCAAAGCTATTTTATTTTTAGGTAAGTTTTAACTCTGTTTTTTACTAACTCATTAACTTACAAAAACTATTTTAATACTCCACATTAACTTTGTCAAGTGTTTTAATGTGAAATATTAAATATTTTTTGTCATATTCTCAGAAAGGTTGAAAAATCAATGTTTCAGACATTTGACAGAATTAAAGAACTTGCCCAAAAGCAAGGGCTTTCAATAAATTTATTGGAAGAAAAACTAGGTTATAGTAGGAATACTATTTATAATCTAAAAAATTCCAAACCGTCTACTGAACGAATTTCAGAAATCGCAGATTACTTCAATGTGTCCACCGACTACCTCTTGGGACGCACGGAAAATCCTAACATTGCGAAAGATGGTGATGCTTCTGCACCATTAGATCTCAGAGATATTGCTGCGCAATCAATGTTATTTGACGGAAAACCATTGACGGAAGATGACATAGATTTCATTACAGCAGTTCTGGAGGCGCACTTGAAAAATAAATAGAGGTATACTATATGACAGTACAAGAGCTTTGTGCCAAAGAAGGTGTGAATCTCTGCTACTTTGATGGAAGCAATTGGCACAGCCCCGGCTTCTTCAATCCTGCTTTGAATGTTCTAGCGCTGGACTTTAATTTGTCAGTAGAAGATCAAAAACAAGTAGCTCTTCACGAGTTAGGACATAAGGAACACACTCCAGTTCAATATGAGTTGAATAGAGAGCTTTGCGAATTACAGGCTGATAGAAGCATGATTCATCATTTGCTTGAAGAAGAGCTGAAGTTGATGGATGATGTAAGAGATTTCAACTATCTGCATTTCATGGAGAAGTACAGTCTGAAGACCATTGCAAGTGAAACGATGGTCAAAGACGAGTTTAATTCACTAATTAGTTAAATAGGAGGATCTAATGAAAAAAAGTAAGCCTTTTTATAAAAAAGCTTGGTTTATAATATTTATTATTTTGGTTGTTATTGGCGGTATAAGCTCTCTAACTAAACCAAAATCAAAAACCACAAGTAGTGCAGAAAAGTCTGCTACTATTAAAAACAACACTTTTAAAATGACGGATAAGCTTGGTGAAGAGTTTGCTGTATATCTGCGAAAAAATGCTGAAGTCTTAGACCGTGGTAATAAAATAGAATTTATTACAGGTGGAAATACTAGTATTGTTTCAGTCCGTGTTGGAGAGGCGTGGAAGTATGAAAGTGTAAGCCGTAAAATCTATCTTTCCAATTCATTCCTTAAACAAAAAAATGAGCTGTTTAAAAAATGGGCGAAAGAAAATAACTACGAAATTAACCCAGAGAAAGATTCTCCTGAATTGATAGTTATAGTTTCTGATGCGGATAAAACAATAATTGCTGAAGAGTATAATGGAGAGATGAAGATACTTAATAATTAAGCAAGCAAAAAAAATTCCCCACACTCGCCTTCGCCAAAAATTGAGTGTGAGGAATAAAGTGTAAGAAAAGCCATTCAAAAGGTCTTTTTCTTATGCCCATTTTATCAAGAAATGAGGTAAAAGGCAATGGAAATAAAGTCTTATAAAAAGAAAAATGGCGATACAGCCTATAAGTTTAGGATCTATGTCGGTAAAGAAAATGGAAAGGACAAGTATGTAAAGCGTCAGGGCTTCCAGACAAAAGCTAAGGCAAGAGCAGCACTTCTTCAACTTCAAACTGACCTTAAAAATAGCGAGGAAATCACTGTCAAGGAAATCACTGTTGAGGAAGTCGCTGAAAAATGGCTCAAAGAATATGCTGACACAGTACAGGATAGCACATACATCAAGACCGAACGGAATATAAAAAATCATATCTATCCGGCTTTAGGAGATCAGAAGATTTCTGCTCTCACTCCTCTGCAACTTCAGGAACAAGTCAATGACTGGTCCAAAAAACTTGTTTACGGACGTAAAATGAAAGGCTTGATGAATAACATATGTAAGTACGCTATCAGACACGGCTACATTTCAACTAATCCGGTTGAGAGTGTAACGACGCTTGTCAGAAAACAAGCAGATACAGATAGCGATTTTTACGACAAGGAGGAACTGAAATCTTTCCTTGAGTTGGTAGACCAAACAGATGAACTGAGAAAGAAAGTCATGTTCCGCCTTCTCGCATTCACAGGGGCCAGAAAAGGGGAGATTTTGGCTCTCAAATGGACTGACTGGATAGATAATACCTTGAGCATAAATAAGGCCATTACAAGAGGATTTGAGGGGGAATCTGTGGGGGCTACTAAAAACAAAAGTAGTGTCCGACTGATTAGCCTTGATCAAAGAACAATTGATCTGCTATCAGAGTACAAGGAAATGATTCCTACTACCACTTTCATCTTTGAAAGTCCTGAAGGAAAGCCTATTCCAAGTTCACTGCCACGCAAATGGCTCTTGCAGATTGTCGAAGGCACAGATGTCAAGCCTATCAAGATTCACGGTTTTAGACATACACATGCCAGCTTGTGCTTTGAGGCAGGAATGACACTGAAGCAGGTCCAGCATCGTCTTGGTCACTCTGACTTGAAGACAACTATGAATGTATACACACATATCACCAAGCAGGCCAAAGATGATATTGGTGAGAAATTTGCTAATTATATAGATTTTTAAATATTTCAGCTATCAGGACAGACTCTTTTCGAAAAAAAGGGTCTGTTTTTGGGTCTGTTCGTTTCAAAAAGGTATGGGAAGGAATAGAAAATATAAAACGAAAAAACGTTGAATTATCAACGTTTTGGGAAGTTTTAAGAAACTTTAGTAAGTTTTAAGAACTATAAATGGAGCCGGTGGGAGTCGAACCCACGTCCAAACACCTGCCAGCATATTTGTCTACAACCATAGGTTATGTCTTATTTTAACAGCT